CTGATCTGTGGCGGTCAGGACCTAAAAATACTATTCCTAGTACTGGTTCTTGGGATGGTGTTGTTGAGTTAGCTCGTAAAGCTGGAGCAAAGTATCCAGAGCTTGTCGCTGCACAGTGGGCTCTTGAAAGCAACTGGGGTAAAGATACAAGTGGTGTTCACAATTATTTTGGTCTTAAAGGCGCTGGTAGTCAGCTAAATACAACTGAATACATCAACGGTAAGGCTGTAACGATTAAAGATGGCTTTAAAAACTTTTTAAGCCTTGAAGAGTGCGTTAAATACCTTGTAGATCGTTGGTATAAGGATTACAAAACCTGGGATGGTGCTAATAACGCCAGCAGTGTTGATGAGGCTGCTAAGTGGCTTATTAAAGAAGGGTATGCAACTGATCCTAAATATGTAGCCAAACTTCTTACTCTTGTTAACAAAAACAAATCAGCAGAGGTTCGTGTAGGGCAACTTCTCAAAGTTCCGTATGAATATCAACTTGATAACGGGCCTACCGGATATCGTGAGTGTTTTTCCAGTTCCTGCGCAATGGTGGCCCGCTACTACGGAAAGTGTAAAAACGATAATGTCTATAACCAAGTCAGGAATGTCTACGGCGACTCAACAGACGTAAATGCGCAGCTTAAGGCCCTTAAATTCCTTGGGTTAAACGCTGCGTTTACTCAGAAGGCCTCAGAAGCCTCTCTAAGGGCCGAGATTGATGCTGGACGACCTGTAGTGTGCGGATGGCTCCACAAGGGCCCTGTAGGGGCTCCTAGCGGGGGCGGACATTATTCTGTGGTGATTGGTTATACCGCTGATTCTTGGATCGTAAATGACCCGAATGGTGAGGCTAATTTAGTTAGCGGTGGTTACGTAAATCACACCAAAGGTTTTGAGATTGCTTACAGCAAGAAAAATTGGAACAAACGATGGCTTATAGAAGGACCTAATAGTGGTTGGGCAGTTATTATTAAGCCGTAGCGCTACCCTTACTTTTATGGACTTCTCTGATCCCGCTGTACTAGCAACTTTTTGGTCTTTGGCTTTTGTCGTATCAGAAATTATTGGTATGTCAAAGCTGAGGGAAAACGGCATCGTACAGTTGTTGTTGAAACTTTTCCGAGTGCTCTATGGCAGCTTCGCCAAAAAAGTCACTAAATAGTACAGAAGGTCTTGCTTCAGACAGCGATCTATATGGTTTGCACCGCTTGGTTGCAACTAAATTGATCGACCAGCTGAACAGGGACGATGTTAAAGCTAGTGATCTTGCTAACGCAATTAAATTTCTCAAAGACCAAGGTATTACTGCTCTCAATGGCGGTGATGTATCTGCTATTTCTGAGATGATTTCTTCTCTTCCAGAAGTAGATATTAAAAAGGTTAGATCGTATATTGGTGCTTAGGAACTAATCCTCCTATATGTACCAAGCAAAGACCCCGGAATGGTGACAACACCTTCTGGGGTTTTTGTGTATCTAACCCCTGATGAGGCGATGGCTAACCTTTCGGCTCTACAACGCAAAGAAGCGGTTTCTCAGTGGCGACATTCAATTAAAGAAGCCTTTGGGCACCAGTGTGCCTATTGCGGCTGTTTAAGCGACAAACTAACCCTTGATCACGTACACCCCAAGACTCGTGGTGGCCAAGACGTATCAACAAACGTTGTTCCAGCTTGCAACCGTTGTAACCACAGCAAGGGGTCTGAGCATTGGATGATGTGGTACCAGCGCAAACCTTACTACTGTGAGGAGCGTAAGAACGCAATTTCACAATGGATCAGTTCGACGAGATTTACGCAGCTCTACCCAATAGCGGTGTAGACATGCCACCTGCTGTTTGTCTAACTCCTACGTTGGAACAGCAGCTGCGGTTAGAGCGCGTAAGGCGTGAACTAGACGACGTAAAACGAGCAGATCTTGAGGAGTTGCTTCTGAACTACATCAGGATGACTTTTATCCTGCAGAATAACCTCAGTCAAGTTTTCAAGTGGGCTAGTGGCAAGAAGCAAAAATCAGACTGAACAAATAATCCAGGAGGCCGTTGAGAGTTTTCCTATTTTTGCTACTCATTTGTGGCACTACCTACGGCTTCCTAGCCCTACACCAATCCAATACCAAGTTGCTGATTACTTGCAAACAGGACCCAGCAGAAGGATCATCATGGCGTACCGAGGCTGCGGTAAGTCCTTTCTTACTGCAGGGTATGTGCTCTGGCGCTTGCGTCGTGATCCTGACTGTAAAGTGCTGGTGATCTCCGCAGCTCAAGACCGTGCAGACGCGTTCAGTGTGTTTTGCCATGACTTGCTTCGAAACTGGTTCATGGTCAAGGACTTGTTCCCTAGCGACACTCAGCGTTTCTCGAAGGTTGCTTTTGATGTTTACGGCGCAAAGCCCGATCAAAGTCCTTCAGTGCGCTCTAGTGGCATCTTCGGGCAAATCACCGGCTCTCGTGCTGACCTTATCGTTGCAGATGACGTTGAAACCCCACAGAGCTGTGAAACTCAACTAATCCGAGACAAGCTTCGGGAGTCCATTAAGGAGTTTGACTCCGTTATCAAACCCGGTGGGGAGATCGTGTTCCTTGGCACTCCTCACACCCAAGACTCTGTTTACGCAAAGCTTGAGACCTCTGGATACACCGTAAGGATCTGGCCTGCTCTCTACCCCACTGGAAAGAAGCTCAAGGACTACTACGGCAACCGTTTGGCACCAAAGATCCAAGCGGACCTAGAAGCTGACAGAGACCTCTCTGGACACCCTGTAGACCCTCAACGTTTTGATTGGGATGAGCTAGAGGCCCGTCAGATGTCGATTGGACGCTCTACGTTCAACCTTCAGTTCCTGCTGGACATCAGCCTGAGTGATGAAGAGAAGTTCCCCCTCAAACTCAGAGACCTCTGTGTGTTCCGTTTAAACCGCGAACAAGGCCCTAATAAGGTCGTTTGGATGGCTAACGGCGATAAGGCCCTTGATCTGCCCTCAGTGGGCCTTCATGGTGACCTTTTCTTTAAGCCAGCGCAGATTGGGGATGAGTTTCTTGAATACACCGGAGTGGTCCTTTCGATTGACCCTTCTGGACGCGGCTCCGACGAGCTGGGATACGCAGTGGTTGCCTACTTGAACGGTAACCTCTTCCTCCTTGCCTCTGGCGGGCTTAGGGGCGGTTACAGCGAGGTCAACCTTAAAAAGCTCACCCTCATCGCTAAAGAGTACAAAGTCAAGCAAATATTGGTCGAGAGTAACCTCGGTCTCGGGATGTTTAGCGAGCTCCTTAAGCGTTACCTCGGAACGATTTACCCCTGCTCTATTGAAGAGGTCCGACACACAAAGCAAAAAGAAGTCAGGATTATCGACACCCTTGAGCCTGTCATGAACCAACACAGGCTCTGCGTTGACACTGACGTAATCCTGCAAGACCTTGCCACTACGGAAAGCTACCCAAGCGAAACTCGAAGTCAATACCAACTTTTCTTCCAGCTCACCCGGATAACAAAGGAAAAGAACAGTATTCGTCATGATGACCGTCTCGATGCGCTTGCAATGGCCGTCCAGTACTTTACAGAGTCGATGGCCCTCACCGAAAAGAAAGCCATAGACATGAGACTTTCTGAACAGTGGGACCTTGAACGACGCTTTATTCAAGGTGAAGGTGGCCTCAAGATTGACGCCATAGGGTACGCACAAAGCCTTGAAGACCTTCAGAGGGCCCTAGGAGCCTCTACAGGGGGCTCTAACTGGATCACAGGCTAGATACCCTCTTAAGGGCCTTTAAGGGGCTTTAGAGGCCCTCCTAGTGGCTTACGTCCTAGACAGCCCTCTAAGTGGCACAACAAAAGGACTCCTATTGACACCTCCGTTAGACTCCTATTAAAGAGCTGTTAAAGAGTCTTCTTAAAAGAGTATTAAAAAGGTCTTTTACTGTCTCCTTCTTAATAAACTAAACAGTTAAATTTTTAATAGTATTTAGGTTATTAAAGGTTAAGAAGTCTTTAAGAGTCCTAAGGAGTCCTGTGGTACCCTTGGGTGTCTCTCTACTCCGGTTAGGTATGCACACTACAGAGCTTGTTTGGTCTACCCCTAAAGCACAAGATCTAGTGGTCTACATGGCTAGAGTCTCTAACCCTAGTAATCAAGACTCAGACCAAGGCTCAGAAAAACTCATTTCCTACCTCATCAAACACAGACACTGGTCTCCCTTTGAGATGGTCTCAATGTGCCTTGAGGTCTCAACTACCCGTAGTGTTAGCGCTCAAATACTCCGTCATAGGTCCTTTAGCTTTCAAGAGTTCTCTCAGCGCTACGCAGACGTAACTACTGTTGGTTCCCCCGTAATCCCACTCCTCAGGAAACAAGACCTTAAAAACAGACAAAACAGTACAGATGACCTAAAAACTGAACAAACACAGCTCTACTACCGCCGTATCCA